CTAAAAATATATAACCCATAAAACCACCAACAACAGCAATACCCATAATTCTAGCTGTCCAATCTTTACTAAATTTACCTCTTGCATCTTGTTTGTCTGCTACTTCTAACTTAAATACATCTACTTCAAGTTCTTTCATTTGCAATTCAAAACTTTGTTCAGCTTTTTTAAGTTCTAACATTTGTTCTGGAGTAGCTGATTGTATAGCTTCATTAATTGCTTTTGATTCAGGTTTGCAACCAAGTACACCTGCTACAACAGATGCTGCTTGTCCACCTAATGGTCCACCTAATGCAGAGCCTAGTGTTGGTGCTATGGCTCCTACTACATTTTTGATTAAACCAAATTTCATATTTTCTCCAAAGTAAATATTTTTAATTCTTTTGATTTTCCCTTTACTTTAATAGATTTTAACTCTTTTAAAGAAAGACCACAAAATTTTTCAGTACTTTCACCAATTAACAAATCTACTCCTTTTTCTTTAGTAGCTGATTCCAATCTAGCTGCTGTGTTTACAGCATCACCTATAGCTGTGTAATCAAATCTATTTTTACTTCCCATGTTGCCTATGATGGCTTCGCCACTATTAATTCCTATGCCAATAGCAATACTTGGCAAGCCCTCTGATATTAATTCTTCATTAAGGTTTTTGATGTTTTGCAGTATGTCCAATGCACAATCTACAGCCACCTTGCTATGATTTTTTAAGTCTAAAGGTGCGTTGAATATTGCCATCATTGCATCACCTATATATTTATCAACCATGCCTCCATGTTCTTGAACAGCTATTTGTTGTGCTGTCAAAACTTTATTCATAATGTAAGTAACTTTTTCAGGCGTTACAGATTCAGACAATGCGGTAAAACCTCTTAGATCAGTAAACAAAAATGTGCAGGTTCTTTTTTCTCCGCCAAGTTTTAAAAGATTAGGATTTTTTTGCAGTTGTTTTACTTGTCTAGGGTCTAAGTAATGTTCAAATTGTTTTTTTATTTGTTGTCTTAATTTGTATTGCTCTCTGAATCTTAAATAAAAAGCAGTTGATGCAATAATAAATCCTGATATTAAAGACCATGTAACATCAAGCAAAATACCCTTATTAATTATCCAATAACCACTGTAAGCCACAGATAAATGCAATAAACTGGTTAATACTAAACCCCATGTTATACCTAAAGCGTTTAATAGAAGCCATGTCAGTAAGCCTAATATTACAAAAATAATTAATTCTGCTGTTAAATTCCAATTTGGCACATAAGAACTGTTTTCAAGCAATATAGATTCAGATAGTGCAGCTTGTATTTTATGTGGCTCTAATAATCCAACTGGTGTTGCTATCTGTGGCATAACACCTTTAGCTGTAACACCAACAAAAACAAACTTGCCTTTAACATCCATTTCTTGCAATGTTGTTTGTGGCGTATCTACCCAACTAATCCATTGTCTGCCGAACTTATCTAATTTTGTAGGGGGTATTCCCCTAACAGATATTTCTTCTATGCCGTTTTCTGAGCCTTTAATAATGTAGGTTTTTTGTTGTGCTAATGCTTTTAAAACTTCAGTGCCAAAAGATGCAACCCAACCATCAGGCGTTTGCATTAACAAAGGTATTTGTCTCACTAAGTTATCAACCTCAGTAGGAGCAGAGGCTACGCCTTGTGTAGCTGATGTTTGAAACATAGGTATGTTTTGCCTTACACCATTAGCTTTTATGCCTTGTATGTCATCTCCTAGAATCACTGTGCCTGTAGTTGGTGGATAGTCTTTGCTTTCATTGTTAAACATAGCCAATACGGTTGGAAAGGTCATACGCATAGACATAGCAAAGTCAGCATCTCCACCAAACCTATCTTTTTCTGTAAATGCTATAACCCATCCAACGCCTATTGCACCATTGCCATACAAACTCTTTTGTATCTCCGCTAATCTTTTTCTAGGAAACGGATAGCCACCTTCAGCTATAACATCTTCTTCAGTAATGTTCAGTATTGTAAAAAAACCTGTGGGGTCTTGCTTCGGTACAAGGTAATCAAATGTTTTTAACTTAAGAGTTTGATATGGAGTGGTTTGATAAACCATAGGCAATGACAAGCCAATTATAAGAGCTATGAATACAATAGTTTTCTTCATGAGCCTTGTACTATTTTTATCACTGAATCACCACCACCATTAATCTTAACAGTATTAGATACACCGTTCTGTATAAATATAACTGTGTAGCCTTGACTAGAGTTTAGATCAACTTGTGCCGATTGTTCAATCTGCCTACGCAATGAGATAAGTTCACCTTGAACCAAAGTGATAATTTGCGTTTCAGTGTCTTGTCCTACTTTTGTACCAGTAATTCTAGTTATATTTTGTTCTTGTTCTAAATCATCTTCATTTAATTTATCTAGTTCATCAATAATTTTTAACAAATCTTCAAAAAAATTTATATCAAGAAAATTAATATCTAGTTCAGTAAATTCTAATTCGTCTTTTGCAAAATAATCTGCATCAAGATCATTAAATTCTAAAAAATCTACATCTAATACATTGTCAGAAGATGTAGAACTTTCTTCTTCTTTAGAAACTTCTACTTTTGGTGGTTGCACTATTAACATATTGTCAATTATGTCTAATGTTAAATCTAAAATAACTGGTTTACTTGGCGTACTTTCAAATACAGTTGTTGTTGTTGCTTCGTAAGGTTTATTAAGAGTTACAGTTCCCATAGCAGTAGTAACCATAATCTCACCACTAGATATGCCGTCTGCATCAGGCAATAGAATAATTAGACTACGACCTAACTCATCTACAGTAGCAGTAAAATCTGTTCCACGAATAGCTATATTAGCAGTAGGCGTTTGGATGGTTATGTTTTCTTTGTCTATTCTGCCTAGTTGCCCTGTAATGAACCTAGCAGTGCCACTTGCAAAGTTTAAAGCTAGTTTTGATTTAGTAGGATTAGGGTCAAAGATATATGTATCTATAGTAAGCTGAGAGTGTTCTGTTAGCTTAACTGTTGAATCATCAAGAAACTTTATAGCTATACGACCATTTGTTGTTTCAACATTATCATTTTGCTGAATATTAAAATCTAATTCAGCTATATAAGGCTTATCTCTTAATACTTGTGCATTTCCTGTTAATTCTGAAACATCACCAATATTAACAACTTGTGCTTGTTCCGCCATCATTTTGAATGACGCAAACAGTACCACTGTTGCCATTTGAATTAATTTGTAACCAATCACTTGCTAATGTACTTTGTTGATCTATATTGAAAGTTCTAGAATTACCTGTGTGATCCAGATAGAAATATCCACCTGAATATCCATCTGCGTCAAAATTAATTGTGTTTGAATCTCCATCTACATCAACATAGTTTGTTGCTAAGTCATAGTCAATATCAAAATCAAAAACATTGCTATCACCCTGTATAATCCAATCTAAATCTAATGTACTAGCTAAATCATTGGTTGCAACATCTAAAGTAAAAGTATTACTGCTACCAGTAACATCTACATTAAAGTTACCACTGTCAGCACCATAAGTATTTGTAGGGTCAACTTGTATATTAAAAGTATTTCCATCGCCATCAAATTCAAAAAAACCTGTAAAAGTATCTGCGGTAATGTCACCAAGAAATTTATTGGTATCACCAATTTGATTTATATCTAAAGTCATTGTTGTGCCGTCTAAATCAAGGGCTGTCATAGTTCCTGAAATAGCATCAGAACCACCAATGATGTTAGATGAGCCTAGTTGTTCTATATCAAGATTAAATGTAGCACCAACTTGATCTATATAAACTTCATTATCTGCGTATAAAAAACTAACCACGAATAGCATTAAGTATTTCTTCATCTAGTATCTTCCATAAATTTTGTTTTAATCCAATTTGTATAGTTTCTAATACTGCTGTTTCGATAGCATTTTGCAATGCAATATTTACAGATTCATTTTCAACCATACCATTTTCTATTTCTACAAGTTCCGTATTATTAGAAATAAAACGAAACGCATCCTGGCTAATTGCAACACTTAATATAGTTTTTGTAGTTAATACTTCTATTAAAACTTTCCCTGTACTTACAGATACTGTTCTTAAAGATACTGTTACAGTATCTTGCCTGTATTCTTTTTGTCCTCCAATACCTAAATATCTAGCACCTAAACCACCAGATTTAATATTGCTTTCATAACCAATTACACCGCCTTCCATTATTAATCCTGCAAAAGCTAAAGGCAAAAGTTTTTCATCTTCATTAAAATCTTTTCTTGTTGATCTAATTAATTGTCTTTCTTTTGTAAGATTATCTAATCCAACTCTTTCAACTACATCAAAAAATTCACCATTATTTGCGTGTTTTAATGCTCTAATTAAAAAAGCGTGTGGTGCTTGAGTAATAGCAGTAGAAAAAGATGCATAACTACTATTACTTCTACGTTGTCCTGTTTGATCTGTAAATCCTGTTGGATATACAGCTATTGTAGGTTTTACAAATGGTTTACCTATTTCAGCTAATTCTTTATTTATTAAAGAACCAACTTCTGCTTGTTTAATTAAACTAACAGGTGGTGCATAATTATTTAATATAGACCAGTTAGTACAACTAGAAAGAAAAATCGCCAATAGGCAAAGTAATTTCTGTTGTGTTTCCATTTGCATCCGTAATTATTAAAGTTATATAGTCACTATCTACAGAATATTCTATTTTATTACCTTCTAGCTCTAGAGTGCCTGAAGTATTAGCAGTTTCACCAAATAAATTATCTACAAGTTGTCTACTAAGCTGTGCATAAATTCTGCTTTCTAAATTTCTTATAAATCTAGCTAATGTAGTATTGTTAGCTTCTCTTTCTAAGTCTTCTTGATATGCTTTTATTTCTGCTTTAATTGCATCTTTTCTGCTAGTTTCTTGATTTTCAATAGTTAAATAATGTGCTGATGTACCTACACCTGAAAAACTAGGATTTTTAAATTTATGTACCATTTCATCACTATGAGCAAACATAGAAATAATAATGGTTATTATCAATCCAATAATTCCAAATATAAGCATCCAATCAATCTTTTCTTTGGTCATCTCTGTCTGCTTTTGCTAGTCTATCTGTGTGCATAAGTTGCGGTACACCTAATATAGTTTTTAAAAGAGTATCTTGTCTAATAATTTCATTATCTACAGACCTAACTCTATCTATAAGTGCTACTAAAATACCATGTTGTGAATCTAGTTTTTGACCTAATCTTGCTTCTATTTCTGATATTTGAGCAGATACTTTTTCATCTAAAACATCTACTTTAGTTTCCATTCCATCAATAATTTTATTAATAAGTTTCCAAATAAACATACCTAAACCTATAGCTGCTGCTATTGGAAAACCAACTTCATTAATTAATTGAACTATAGAATCCATTATTTTATTGGTATAAACTTGCCTAGTTCTATTAGTTTATCCCTATTAAGTAAATGTTCTGCTTCTACATCTTTTTTGCTTTGTCCTGTATATTTAACTGCTAAATATTTTTCAATCATTGACTGGTTAATATTTATATTATCTACAATAATTTCTCCTAATACACGACCATACTTACCTTTAGAATCTTTTAGTTTTGATCTTAATATTATTTCAGTGCCGTTATTAATAGAATCTTCTAGATATTTTGCAGCTAATTTTCCTCTAGCTTTTTCATCTTGATTTTTTGTTCTTGATTCAGGTGTATCAATCCCATAAAGACGTACACGACACTTGTGAAGAACAGAAAAACCAAGATCAAGAATAACATCAATAGTATCGCCATCAACGACCCTAGTAACTGTGCAATTATATTCATACATTATTCTGGATAGGGTCTATTTTGAATATAAAGAATATCTAAACCTGCTGATACAGATAGATTTGAATTTGATGAACTTCCTATTGCTCTAACTTCAATGTCTGTTTTTTCTTCAAATTTAAGTGGAAAATTGTATTCTTGTGTAACTGAATCAAGAACTGTTACAAATTTATCCTTAACATTAAAAACACCACCATCAGGTCTAGAAACAACTGAAATAATGCCATACTTATTATTTGCTTCAGTTGCTACAGTTATTTTAGTTTGATATAGATACGCTGTATAACCTCTAGGAACAGTCCATAAAGCCATAAGAGTTTGATTATCTCCTATAGCTACAGTTGCATATTTATTAGTAGGTACTCCACTTGAAGGAGTAGCCTCAGTTCCTACATATAAAACACCAGCATTAGCTCCACCGCTTCCTGCTGACATAACCTGTATTCTGTTTACTCTTATCCAATTACTAGCGTCACCGAGTTGTACGCCAGTTTGTCCATCAAGATCAACAGTAACTGATATTTCATTATAGTTAGCATCAAGACCTGAAACTTTTGCACTTGTAGCTCCTGTGTCTCCAACATCATCATTTGTAGATGAACTTGATATATAAAGAGTAGATGCAGAAGATAGATAGGTGTATAAACCTCCCTGTGCCCATATAGTTTCTAATGAATCAACTATAAGTGGATTAAAACCAAATTTAAAATTAGTTTCGTGCCAACCTACTTGTCCTCTTTGTACTTGTAATTCAAAAGGTTCTGAAGTTCCTATTCTTGTAATTGATGATACTTCTGACATTATCTTTTTTTCCCTTTATGCAATCCATGTCTTGCGTGTTGTTTACCTTTTCTTGTTGCTTCTCTTTTCTTTCTATTTGCTGCTGAAAGTTTTTTTCTTCCTGATGCAGTAGATTTTAATTTTTTAATTGTTGCTTTTGGTGCATATACTTCTCCAGTTTCACTAGATTTTTTACCGCTAGGAGTAGTCCATTTTTGTTTTGTCCATCTTTTTAAACTTCTTTGTGTTTTTTTTAATGGCATTTTATTCTCCGAATATAACTATATATGCATCTGTTTTTTTTGGTTCATTAATATACATTCTTTCATAATTAAAACATATATCATGTTTACCATCAGAAATGTTATCTAATAATTCCCAAAATGATTCTCGACCAGGATCAACCATAATTAATTGTTTATCATTATCATTTAAATATTTAATAAGATTAATCCATAAGTCAGTATGTGTATTCCAAAAACAAACATCTACTGCTATGTATGTATCAAAATTTAAGGGCAAAGGTTTAGAAAAAATATCTTGTAAAATAAATTTAGGCTTTACATTCATTAAACTAGACATTAAATCAAAGTATGGTTTAACATTTTCATCAGCATCCATGCCAACAGCATATGCTCCTTTACTTTGTAAATAATGTGTTAATGCACCCCAACCACAACCTAAATCTAAAATTTTATTATTAATAATTTCCATTTCATCTAGTGTTTCTATAATAACCATAGAAGAATCCCAGACTTTATTTCCGTGTAAAGTATGAACTTTTGTTTTACGTTTAAGTTTTTTAATCTCTGGATGAGATGATGTGGGTATTTCTACGTTTTTAACCCATAGACTATTTGTAGCCACCGCCTTTTGCCTTATATTTTTTTGCTAGCATTTGTGCTTTTCTAGCAGACCATTGTCCAGGTCTACCACCTTTACCACCTGCTTTTATACTATTAAATAATTTTTTTCTTAAAGATGGTTTAGTGTAATTACCAGCTTCATTTACTCTAGATTTTTTTTTAGCTCTGCTCACAATAATTTAGATATGATTCCAATACTAGAAGTAATAAGCAAAAGATATAAACCCCATATCATATTTTCAAGTCTTTTAAACTTGTCTTGTCCTTGGTCTAATCTTTTTTCTATGTTTTCATATCGAATAGTACATTCTTTTTCATGTGATTCTATTTTAGACATAGCTTCTTTTATTGTTGCCATTTACTTCTTAAACTTAGATATTGCTTTTTCCCAAAGCTCAGGTTTAAATTTTCTCATAGATAGTGCAACAATAAGCACCATAATAGCTAAAGGTATTAATACTTCCATTTTACTTTTCCTCGGTTTCAGCTTCTTCAGGTTCTTCTTTAAAAGATTCCTTAAAAGCATTTTCAAACACACTTAAAGATGCGTTTATTTGGTCAAGCTCAAAGTTGAGTCGACCTTGTTTATTTTTTAAATCAACCATCTGATTGTACAGATATTTTTGTTGATCGCTAAAGTCTTTTACCTCTAGCTCTTGTCCGTCAAGTGTTACTGTTGCTTCTTCAGTCATTATCTTCTCCTCTCTCTAAGATTAAATTAATTGGCTGCGATATATGCTTTGCCAGTAGCAATCGCATCTGTATAGCTAGACTTATCTGATGGGTCGTTTACGATATCAGGTAGAGGGTCATTTTCATCTATGGGTGTGTAAGTTAAAATAGTTTCAAGGTGGTCAACATTACGCTGTACCATATCGTTTATTTCTTCTTGAGTCATATCTACAACCCCCCAAGTTCCACCATTAACTCCGTTGATAAGATTAACGCTATCGGTTGCTGCTGTTAATACTTCTGTTACTGTTGCCATTTTTTATACCCCTATGAATTGTTGCTAATATAAGTTTCTGCTGTTGTAATAGCTGTGGTGTAACTAGTCTTACTGCCCGAATCATCTATAACAACTTGTTGATCTAAGATAACATTTAAAGAGTCTATGTTTCTTTGCATCATATCGTTTTTTTCTTGTTGAGTAAGATTTGCAAAATCATTCTCTGTCCAAGTTCCTGCATTAACTCCATTAATTAAATTAACCGAATCATCTGCTATTTCATACCATCTTGCTGCTGTAAAATCATTTGACATATTAATTACCTTTTAATTTTTCTATTTCTGCTGAAAGTTCTTGAACAGCGTTTATTAAATACCAAGTTAGGTTATCAGGAGTAACAGTTAAAGAGCCTGTTGATTCTTCGGTTACCACATCAGGTAATATTTCTTGGATTTCTTGAGCTATAACGCCTAACTGTAAGCCTTCTTTTTTTACTACGACTGCTTTAGTGTTTTCAAAGTCTGTAATTTCTTCTTCGGTTCTGTATTCAAAGTTTCTAACTCTGATTGCATTAATTTTATTTAGCCCATCATTGTTATCAACGATATTCTTCTTAATTCTTCTATCAGAAACTTGAGCCCAAGTAGTAAGATTATTAGCTTGATACATAGCACCACCGCCTGGAGGGTAAATATAACCTGTATTGTTTCCTCTACCTGAAACACTATTACCAATAACTATTTCAGCTGTACCAGTGCCACTCGGTATTGGATTGTAACCAACGCAAATGTTTAAAGTACCAGTAGTAATATTATTTCCTGCTTCTCTGCCAAACAAAGTATTGTGAACTCCACTTGTAATTGATAGTCCTGCATTATAGCCAACATAAGTACCACCATAAGCAGCGTGAGCAGCACCACCTGCTTGTGTACCTATTGCTACAATTTGTGAATTAGATGGACTATTACCTGTTCCTAATGCTTGATAGCCGATTGCTATATTATCTTCTTGTGTTACTTGATTTTCTAATGCTTCTCTACCAATAGCTACATTATTTCGTGTTTGATAAGGTGAGACTGTTACTAATGAACTTGCTGCTAAATATCCAATAACTGTATTTGAATGTGCATCTGTTCCAGCATCTAGTGCTCCATAACCAACTGCTACATTACTATAACCTGAGGTGTTTTCAGTACCTGCTGAGTCTCCTACAAATACATTGCTGTGACCTGAAGTTAATTTTGCTCCTGCTATATAACCAATAGAAATATTTGAATCTCCAGTTTTTGAGCCAGCACCTCCAGCAGCAAACGAGCCTATCGCAACACTTCTAGTTCCTGTGGTGTAATTAGCTCCTGATGAACGACCTAGAAAAGAATTGTTTGATCCATTTGTTAGTGTTTGACCTGATAAATAGCCTACTCCAACATTTGAATTTCCTGTGGTGTGTGCACCCAAGGCACCATATCCAAAAGCTGCTGATTCATTGCCTGAAGTGTTGGCATCCATACAAAAAGCACCCACCGCTGTGTTGTTAGCTGCGGTGTTTGCTAATAAAGCATTATAACCAACTGCTACGTTGTTAGATGCTGTGGTGTTAGCTGATAAAGCAAAAGCACCTATAGCAGTATTTGTTGCACCTGTGGTGTTTGCAAAAAGTGCATCTTTTCCTACTGCTGTATTATTAGAGCCTGTTGTGGTTACATTTAATGCTCTAAAACCAAGAGCAGAGTTATTGTCTGCTCCATTTTGAAGAGCCATCGCATCTTTACCAACTCCAGTATTGTTAGAGCCTGTTGTTTCTGTAAATAAAATACTTTCTCCAACTCCAGTATTAGATGCTCCTGAAGTTATTGCTGTTAAGGCTGAATTACCAATAGCGGTATTGTTACCACCACTAAGAGAGCCATCATCTAAAGCCTGATTACCCAAAGCAACATTATTAGAACCAGTCGGATAATTACCATCAAGTTTGATAGTTCCGCCATCTGCTGAGACATTACCATTTACGGTTAAACCTGTCAGCGTACCAACGCTTGTAATGTTAGTTTGGGCTGCGGTAGATAAAGTTCCTGCTAAAGTTGTGCCTGTAACAGTTCCTGTGGTTGTAATGCTTCCTGATCCTGCATCTAATCCTGCTACACTGGTAGTGCCTGCAAGTTGCAAATCTGTAAATGCATTCGTAATCGCACCATTGGTCGCACCAGCACCGTCTGCATAAATCATTGCGGTATTGCCGTTGCTTACAGTCACAGTAGATCCTGAAGATCCCTGTTTAAAAGTAAGGGCCTGAGAGCCTGTGGTTGCGTTTTCAACAATCCAAATTTTACTTGAGTCATCGGGTGCCAGGGTAATTGTTCTTGTGGCTGTTAACGACACGGATGAGGTAAATTTAATGTAAAAGTACCTGGCATTAGATGCTGTTCCGTCTGAAATGGTTAATGTTGCATCGGCATCGGATGCTAAATCATTTGCAACATAAGAAAATGCATTATCCAATAATTCGTATTGAGTATTAGTTTCTGTGCCCCAGGTTCCACTGCGGGTTCCTGTTTCTATTTGTCTAATACTTAATGAAGTAGTAAATGTA